GATTTACCGCAAGCGCAGGTATCGACGAAGGCGTGAGGTCTCGAGCCGTCGCTATGTCTATAGTCGTGGGTTCCCTGCACCACTCGTTCGAAAGGTCCGGGAGATTAAACGGCGTTGTGGCTCGCGTGTCACTTCTGGTTATCGTCGGGGCGCGCGTGTGCGTGGGTACGGTACGGTTAGCAACCACGCTTTGCGTCGTGCCTACGACGTGAGCGGTAACCCGCGTTGCATCTACCGTGTTCTGCGTGGGTGGCCCGGCGGCTACAGCACTGATTACTGGAGCGCACCGGGCGGTCCGCATGTTCACATCAGCTACAACCGTCGCAAGGAATGGGGCGCTAGGTTCAGGCACCGGCATGGACGGCGCTATGCTAGGAGAAGGAGGAGATAACATGGCTTGGAGAATAGCAAAGAGCTTGGTAACGCTTCGAAAGCAAGTTGACGCGGCGTCACCCAATCGAAACAAAGAAGCTGACGGGACTATTGGCGATGCATCGCACAAGAGTCGTCACTCAGACCACAATCCTTGGGTCAGGGAAGGGTCCATCGGTGTAGTAACCGCGATGGACATTACCCATGACCCGGCGCATGGCGTGAATTCCGAGAAGCTGGCTCAATCACTGGTAGCTTCTCGTGATCCACGAATCAAGTACGTGATCACGAACCGCAAGATTTGTAGTTCAACAACGCGGCCTTGGAAATGGCGTCGGTATGGTGGAAGGAACCCGCACAACCACCACTGCCATCTCTCTGTGAAATCGGCAAAGAGCAAGCGCGACAACACAGCGTTATGGCAAATTAACTTAAAGCCAACCAGTAAGCAAGTGAGTAAGCCAGCGACGCCTGATAGGCCGGTTCTTCGACGCGGTCAAAGCGGGACGTTGGTTCGTAAGTTGCAAGCAAAGCTCCACGTCGGAGTCGATGGACGCTTTGGTCCTGTTACCCAAAGGGCCGTTAAGGCTTTCCAACGCAAGAAGGGTTTGGTGGCTGACGGCGTCGTTGGTCACTATACTTGGCTCAAACTCGAAGGAGAACGTTAATGTTAAAACAACTCAAGGCCATCGCGGCCGGTGTCGTTGCTCTTGCCGCTACTTGGCTCGCCAGCAAGTATGGCTTCGCGGTGTCGGCGGAGGTGCAGGCGGCGATAGTTGGCGCGGTGCTGTACGCCGTTACCTACATGGTACCCAACCTCAAGAGCGCATAAACCAGTGCAGACGTTTCTGGCAATCATCTCTGCGCTACCCAAGATACTCGCGCTGGTTCAGTTCTTTGCCTCGATGGTAAGGGATCGGGAACAGCGCGGGCTTGGGCGTAAGGAGGCGATTGCCGAGGCGGCTGTTGTTGCCCATAAGCAACTTGCCCTAGCAGATGCCGAAGAGGCGCAGGCAATGCAAGACCATGCCAAGAATGGGACCGATGATGCCTTTGACTCCGATTTTGTAAGGGATTAGGTATGTGGTGTATCGGCATTTTACTGATGCATTGTTTCGTAGCGGAGCCGGTCCTAGCCGGGGCAACGTTTTGCCAGGTAGCCAAACCGATCTACTACAGTCGCCAAGACACGCGACGGACCAAGGAGCAAATCGACATCCACAATCGCAAGGGCAAGCGCCTTTGCAAATGGGGTCAGCAAAGATGACTGAGCTAACAACATTACACAGCAAGCCCAGTAACGGCAGTCGCAAGATGCTTTACTGGATCGTTGGTTTGTTTTGTTCAAGTCTCGTTGCAACACTTATCGTATTTCTAACATGGCAGGCGCGGGCGATTTGGGACATTCATACCATTCAAACTCAGGTTGTTATTAGACAGATGGCCGGGGCAACGGCAACAATAGAATTGCGGGCAGACTTGGGGAAGAAGATTGATGAATTACGGAATTTAGTCAGCACCAAAATGGACGATCGCTATCGTAAGGTAGACGCTGACCGGGATTGGCAGGCGCGTGATCGTCAACTCACAGAGCACGGGCGGCGCCTTGATCGTTTAGAAAGGCAGAGCAAGTAAATCTGGTCAGGTAACGGCCCTAAACCGACGCAGCCCAGTTTTCTTTTCTACTGCATAGGCCGTGATCATCCCTGCTTGTTGCATCAAAATAACTAGGCGTTCTACGGTGTTAGCCGGAACTAGCTTTCGTGCCTCGTTATGAAGCGACTGCTCGCCCACTCCCTCATCACCTCTTTTAAGCACGAGATGATATAATTGATCCATTGCCTGCGAGTCGATGCTCGCGCCTCCGGACTTAAATATGTCCTCCATAAAGACTTCGTTAGACACCAGCCAGTTCATGGCTCGGTTAAAATCTTCACGGTCCAACACCAATGCATCGGCGCGGTCAAGGGCTGAGATTATTGATAGCTTGTAAAAATGCGCCCGTCGTCGAGTATTGTAATGGACAAGCTTCGGGTGGGTTGGTTGGGGGTGCTCCCCACCTTCTCGCCATAGATTAACAAGGTTCCGATAATCTTCGGTGACTTTAAATTCTCCAACTTGCGAATTGATGACTTTAAGATCGTGAATAAGGTCTCTAGAGATGTCTCGAGTTGTATCCGCGAAGTCATCACCGAGTATCCTTTCATCGGAAAAGACGAAGATCATGCGAGAGGTAAAGCCTTGGTCCCATGCGCCTTCGGGCATGAAGTTCATTAGGTTGGAGGGGGTTGTGCCGCAGAGGATGTTGAGTTGTGGCGAGTTGATTTTGATCTTAATGTCCTTCCCGCGACGGGTTTGGCCATACGGATCGGGGTCGTAGAATGCGGATAGGATCGCTATCATCTCGTCGTCGTATTTCGAGATAAAAGTCCCCATTTCATCCACGATAAGAGACATGCAGTTGTATTCTAAGGGAGGGTGCGGTAGCTGCACCAACATCCGCTTGGACTCCACCAACACATCCACCATCGACGCGGCTGTCATTGAAGTCGGCGCAAGGTGGAAGTCGGAGATTTCGTGGAGATACTGCCTGGCCTTGCGGATGGTGACGGTCTTGTTTAGACCCGGTGCACCAACCAAGGTCACGTAGAGATTTGGGTACAAGACTCCCTTGCCTGTCTTGAGCCATACCTTCTGCTCAAGCACAGACCCAATAACGGAAATAGCAACCCAACGACGAAAGGCTACTGGCGCATCAAGATTGTCAGTGTGGCCGACGAACGCGTCGATCCATGAAGCCAACTTGCGGCTGCCGCTTCCGTTTATCGCCGGGGATGTAGTCTTTGAGTCCGTCAGGGTTCTTCTTTGAATCATAATCCCCCCGGTTCCAACCGGTTTTGCAATCATAGGGAATGAGTAGAGTTCGATCGTGTTTCAGTTGGACGGGGTATTTGAGTTGTTCATAGAGGATGGGGATGACTTCATCTTCGGTTTCTTCGGGGTACATGAAGGTGAGGGCGTCGTGGTCTTGCATCATTATGATAGCGGTTCGTTCGTACCAGATGTTAAGCATTGCGCGGTTTACAATATCGGCTAGGGAGCCTTGCGGATCATAGGCAATTGCTTCGCGAAACGTCTCGTCACTGTTACGCCGTCCCCAGAATTGGCGTTTGCGACCAGTGAGAGAGATCAAGGTCCCGGTCCGTCGTAGTTCGGCATCGGTCCATGCTTGCCATTGTAGATGGGCTGGAAAGACTCGGAAGTATTTGGGTTGGAACTCGAGGACTATGTTGATAGGGAGACGGGATTGAGTAGATAGTGTCTCAGCTTTTCCTCCATAATTTGAGCCGTGTCCGAGTTTTTTGCACATAAATCGATATGTATAGTGACGGTAGTAGGGCTGCTCCGCGATGTTCTTATCTGTCTTAAAGTCACCGGTCCAGGGTAGTTGTGGCCAACATATTCTAGCGACTGCTGTATGTGGGTCACCACTTTCGCAAGCTTCGAGGTAACGTCCGTCTCGAAACAGGTTCCACTCAAGGGCACCAACGACATAGCTTTCTCCTGACTTCGCATCGAACTTGGCAAACTTCATTCCAGGATCGACAATGAACACTCGTCGTAGCGACTCCTCGATGTTTTGCAGATTCCCGCCAGTGCCGAACTCTGAGTAGCTGGAACTGAATCGGCCGGTGTTGGTACCGGCAATGTTGTAGCTGGTCCGCATTCGGCCATCGGGATCAATCTCGGTCCGGAGCATGGAAATCTTCTTGAACATATCCCGCATCGTCTCAATATGACGGACGATAGGCCGGGCAATCAAGTAGGCTTCCATCTTCTCGAGCGCGGTTCGGTTAACGGTTGGCTTGCCGCCACGTTTTATAACCGGGATTTTCAGTCGTTCATAGAACAACTCTTTCAGGTGGTCATTGGATCGCCAGTTGAAGTGAGGCATTCCAACACCATCAAGGACGATGCGGTCGAGGTTGCCCTCGAGTTGATCGATCTTGTCGAAGTACTCGTCGATAACATCACTCTTGCGTGCTTGGTCTATGAGAACCCCGCGGAGGCGCATTTCCAAGACTGGGCCTTGGAGTTCGCGGGAGAAGTTATAGGTTCCGGCGGTGTGGTTGTCGAGTTGGGGAAGGAGGCTATCAAGGACCTCGGACGTGACGCAACAGTCAAGGCCGTTGTAGACCCATTCCCGTTCCATGGCGGAGAGGTCGGTAGGGGCGGCGGTGGAGGTGTCAATTATTTTCATCAACCGACGGCCCGTTGGATATAGTACGAGTGAAGCTCCTCATATCTTTTGAGTAAGGGACCCATATCATCTTCGTGGATCATGAGCGCGGATGTGCACGAGACCAATCCTTGAGATACTCGACCGAAACCCAGTGTCTCGATGATTTTATCAAAAGAGCCAAGGCCATGTCTGATCCATCTGTAGTTTCCATGCTTGTTTCTTTTTGGCAGGATTGGTTTACCATGGATAGATAAGGGAACCAGTTCTATGAGTGCTTGTTCGTAGGTCATTCATCCCTCTTAATCGTCTGCGTCCCCTTGCGCTCGGTCTTCCATGGTCCCTCATCGGTATAGATGGAACCAAGAAACGCAAGCGACTTCAAGGACTCTGGTTGTAGGGCGTGGTGAAGCAACATTGTGTCTTCTTCGGCGCCAAGGACACGGATGCCCATGCTGCGCCAAGTAAAGGCTATGTCGTAGAGGCCGTTTTGGAAGGTCTTTCTGACGCTTGGATTTTCGAGAACTCGGCGGATAGGTTTCCAAGCAGCGACTTCAAGGACTTGAGTTGACCAGAAACTTCGGTTCTTTTTTCTAGAGTCATCGAAAGGTACCACGAGGACAAGGCCTGGGGTTGGTGCAAATCCGAT